GAAACTCATTCAATCTATCAAATGGTACCGAGAGGACACCACCGTCCATTCGTACATGTGATATATTGGATGCGTTAGTAAATTGTTGGGAAATGCACCACTTATTAAACATACCTAGGTAGAGACCCTATTCTCTAAACCACCTCATACAGGATACATCCTGATATTCCTGGGTTTCGGAAAGTTCCTTCTTTATAGTGAGGAGTTCATAGACCGTCCTGTCCTTATTCTCCTCCAACCATTCCTTAATCTCCTGTTCACAGAGACCTCTATTACTTTTCAATAATTCTTCAATCTGCATCAAAATGAAAGCCTTTGACTTCATTATTTTATAGAAAATGTTTTTCTATTCAAAGAAGTTATACAGGCATAGAACTGTGGATTCTTCAAAACGTTATCCACTATGAGCTTCCAACGCTTACGTGTGTTAAATTCCTCTAGTGTGTCATAACTCATGTAATCGTTTTCATCGTGGGTCTTCTTAATGGGCTGGTTCATCAACTTCTTTAGGCTTGTCTTCTGCTTCTCTTCGTAAAACTTCTTGACCTGCGAGTGTTGTTCGGCTCTGTTATAATCTACAAAAAATATGTAAACGTTGTATTCTAGATCTACCGTGGGACTCTCCTTGACTGTAAATTTAAATTCCGTGTACTCTCCATTTTTTAGGGACACGACCCCCCTCGTTTCCTCCTCCAACTCCCTAAGTGCACACCTGAGAGGATTTAGAATCTCCCTCCGTCTGCACCCACCCGTGACGAAAATCCAATCCTTGAATCGCCAATCCCTCACCGTTAGGAACCTTGGCTTATCGTCCACGAAGCTAACCGGTATTGCAATAGCTTTGTACTTTTTCATTGCGCATTCGCAAGTTATAATAGGGGCACAAGTTTATTCCTCGGATTTTACCTCCTCTTCCTCCACTTCTTCAATTTTGGGGACTGGTGCATTGAGGTGCTTCACAACCTGCTCCGAAAAACCCTTAAATTCGTTGACCTCCTCCTTAGTCTTCTTCAGTTCGTTGAAGAGGAAGATAATACCGGCGGCACATATAATCACACCGACGATCAACATCGTCTCACGGTTAATTGGAATCATTTATACTTATAAAGAGCACCTCCCTTTTAAGTAATTACACCCATCGAGGGTTTCCCTGAGATTGGACACTCGTAGGGACTCTGTGCAAATTGGACGGCTTCGTAATGCGTAGGCTGACACGACTTCTCCGTAGAGGGTGTCGTCTGTCCAACAAACTTTTCGAGTCTCCTGGACTTGGGATCGTACGTCAATACAAAAACGATGGCGAGGAGGAAGATGACTTCCAAATACATAGTTATTATTTAGTTAGAATATAAAAGACCGCCCATACCGTTCTCAATGCGGAGGACGTTGTAGTTCACCGCGTAGACGTCCTTGTCACAGTTGGAGGTATCGTTGACGATACGCGCCGAGTCAAGGCGGGAGAAGTTGAGGGAGCCGGTGGGCTGGAGCTTCGAGGCATCCAAGCAGAAGGGGTAGAAGAAGAGCTTCTTGGCGGTGGACGAATCACCGTTGGAGCTGTGGTAGTAGAGGGGCACAGTGGTGAAGTTGGGGTCCGCAAACTTGAAGTCCGCGACGTCGGTGCCGTTGATTTGGAGCTTGAGCTTGTTCGCATCCGCCAAGATCGCGAGGTCGGACGCATCCGCCGCGGCCAGGTACTTCACTGGGTGATTGAAGTTCATCTCTTGGATCTTGGTGCCCGAGGAGATCGCCTTCTGGACCTGGGTCATGATCATGTTTTGGGGCTGCGCAGCGAAGACCTCCCGCTCTTGGGTATCGAGGTACGCGTAGTTTGTGTAAATGTCCCACTTGTCCGTAGCCGCCGCCGTACCCCAGGTAATGCGGAGCTCAACGTCGTGGTACTGGAGGGAAATGAGGGGGAGGGCCGACTGCCAGTTCTCACAGAAGGCGAAGCGGAGGGGGTAGAAACGGGAGGTTCCCGCACCACCAAAGAGGTTGCCCGCGATGGACTTGGAGGAGGAGGTCGCCGAAAGGGCTGGCGCGATGAGGGTCGAGTAGGTCGAGTCCTGCTCGTCCACAACCTGGCCACCGATGAGCAATTCAACCCTGGCAATCTTGGTGCGCCACTGCGCGGCGGTGTAGGCCTGGGTCGCAGAGCCATCGTTGGCGACGAGGTAGACGTAGCCCATGAGGTCCCCCTTCCGCTCGAAGCGGACGGTGGACATACCATTGTCCGAGACGTTGCCCTGGATGACCTGACGCTCGACAGTTTGGGAGAAGTTGGTGTGACGCTTGTAGGTCGATCGGAAAAAGCTGACCTCTGGTTGGCCAACGAGGTGGACATCCTGAGCACCGACGGCAACGAGTTGGGCAATACCACCAGACATTTTATATTATAGTGAGAGTTTATTTTTAAGCTGACTTTTTACAAGTTGGGTCTGGAAAGTATGACAGTATCAGCGCTGTCCACAGACCGCTGGAAAATTGTCCACCTCGTGGGCCTTGCGTTGTCTCTTCCGATAACACTTGACAACACTTTTGTTTAATTTATATCGCGGTCTATCTAAGCTGTGCGTTTGTATTCCAAGCTTTTAGTACCGATAGCAGTTATAGAAATAGTAGGCATTGAAAATTGATCAGCCCCAGACTGCTGCCAATGTTTAGTTTGGTGAAGTTTAACTTGGTAAGTAGAACCATACTCTTCAGCAACAATTTTAAAATCCAATGTAGGATTCGTTTCAGTAAGAACACCGTCGTCGTGATTAGCAGTACTTGCACCAAGAACAAAAGTCCAAGTAACAGGGTATTTACTAACCCGCATTGTATGCCCCTGATTTCTAGAGCTAACAACTTCAATCCACGAACCGCCATTTATACGAAAGAAAATTGAATGTGTCCAAATCGGATTCGCAGTGCCATCATCAGCCGCCAGAAAATCAAATGAATACCTAACTCGGTCTGTACCACTAACTGGAGTATAACCGGAAACAACAGAACCAGTAACATCTTGTTCAGTCAAACTCAATGTTTGAACCGCTGTAACCGAATCAATAGTTGCACGTCCGTACAAAGAGGTTGTATTACAGGGAGAAGATAAATCTTCAAGTACCTTGTTATGACCATTATCGACTAACTCCCACTCCTGATTAGGTGCCCCGAGGAACGCCTTATACTTACCGTTTAGGTGGGTATCGGTGATCGCAGTTGCGCGGTCAATAACTGTGCCCACTGGGTATATAGCGTCCAGTATTCCTAGAGCCCCAGAGACATTGAGGTCACCCGTGACCGTGGCGTTCCCAGAGACTGCCAGGTCCTTCCCCACAACCACGTTGGCGGTGGTCACTAGACCTGTGGTGGCGTTACTGAGCTCTAGGGTGTGGGTGGTGCTGTTCGAAACGTTGGCGACGGCGTCTAGACCGTAGGAGGGGGTCAACCGGAGAGTCCCCAACTTTAGGGCCACCGCGCTGACGTTGCCCTTCACATCCAAGTGCGAATTTTCAATGGTCAACGTCCCCTCTGGTGGATTCACTGACATTTAATATAGGGTAAGAAATGAATTTACCTGTTATTAAATGGGGGGGAGTGATTGGGATCACTCGGGGACGGGGGGCCAAACAGGGTTCGCGGGGTCCTCGGTGGTGGCTGGGAGGTCCCTTAGAGCCTGCATGTAGGTGACCCAAGCCTCGGGGACGGGGGTCGATGTGGAGGTTGCTCGGATCACAACCCAATCCACTGCTTGGAGGCGACGATCCCTCTCGGCCCTAAGGTCCTTTAGGGGTTGGGCGTCCACCAACTCTTTCAACTTCGCATCGAAGGCCTCCTTTGGGGGCTTCTCGTAACCGTCCGGAACTTCTATAGATTCCCATGTTAACTTATATCTATAAAATGCTGGAACTGGATCCCATTCTTTTATGATTTTATCGATAAAATGTGGCAAAGAATCCATATATATTATGACGATAAATAAAATCCTGAAAAACAATTATAAGCTGCCATCACGGTGTGGTCATAGTTTTTAATTTGAATTATGTCATTTTTATTTAATTGAAACATTGCACTAATAGATGTGTTCATGTGCATAAATGTAGAATAACTGGGATCTTGACCATATATTTTACTTAATCCATTGTTTCCACCAGTTTGGGGTGAATTATTTTTATACCATTGTATTATAATTTGGGAACCACCCGTCTGATTAGCAGATTCCCAATTGGAAGTACAAAAAAAACTAAAATAATATAAACCCGTGATAGGGGCAGTAAATGCAGTACCGTGTAATCCACCACCTTTACTTTCATGTACAGAATCAAAATTAAAAAACGTACCAGTTCCCGTGGAAGCCGTAAACGTTGCAGAGAAATACACCGGACACCCCGCCCTGAGGTCCCCGGGGATTTCCACGATGTCCTCCTTGATGATTTGTTTGGTTTTGAGAACGCCGTCGTAGTCGAAGACCCTCACGTGGCCCGCGTATGTACCATTGCTATCGTTTTGGTTGCCCCCCACCGCGAGACGGGACCCATCCGAAGAGAGGGCGACGTAGTTACCGAATAGGTCCTCCGCCGCCACACCGTCTAGGTCCCCCCCAACTTGGGTCCAGGTGCCCCCAACCAAGTCGAAGACCCTCGCGTAGCCCACGTCTGTGGGGGCGTTTGCCCCCACAGCGAGACGGGACCCATCCGAAGAGAGGGCGACGGACTGACCGAACTGGTCCCCAGCCGCCTCACCGTCTATGTCCCCCCCAACTTGGGTCCAGGTGCCCCCGACCAAGTCGAAGACCCTCACGTGGCCCGAGTCTGTACCACCCCCGTCGTTCTGGGGGGCCCCCACAGCAAGCCGTGTTCCATCCGAAGAGAGGGCGACGGACCAACCGAAATAGTCCCCAGCCGCCTCACCATCTATGTCGTCGCCCACCTTGGTCCACGCCCCACCACTCTCCTTGAAGACCCTCACGTGGCCCGCGTCTGTACCAGTACCGTCGTTGAAGCGCACCCCCACAGCGAGACGTGTTCCATCCGAAGAGAGGGCGACGGAGTGACCGGATTTGTCCTCAGCCGCCTCACCGTCTATGTCCGCCCCAAGTTGGGTCCAGGCACTCCCAGACCAGTCGAAGACCCTCACGTGGCCCGCATTGGAACCGGTGCCATCGTTGTAGATGGCCCCCACAGCGAGACGTGTTCCATCCGAAGAGAGGGCGACGGAGGTACCGAAACGGTCCGCAGCCGCCTCACCGTCTATGTCCCCCCCAACTTGGGTCCAGGCACTCCCAGACCAGTCGAAGACCCTCACGTGGCCCGCATTGGAACCGGTGCCGTCGTTTAGGTAGGCCCCCACAGCGAGACGTGTTCCATCCGAAGAGAGGGCGACGGAGGTACCGAACTGGTCATCAGCCGCCTCACCGTCTATGTCCCCCCCAACTTGGGTCCACGCACCCCCGACCAAGTCGAAGACCCTCACGTGGCCCGCGTCTGTACCACCACCGTCGTTTCGGGGGGCACCCACAGCGAGACGTGTTCCATCCGAAGAGAGGGCGACGCACCTACCGAAACGGTCATCAGCCGCCTCACCGTTTAGGTCCCCCCCAACTTGGGCCCAGGTATTACTCGGGTTCTCAGTGGTGTACTGGACGGAGAGGTTGGAGTCGCTGTATATGTTCCCCACCAACCCAATGTCCCCCTTCACGTCCAACTTGGCTAGGGGGAGGTTCGTCCCCACCCCCACCCTCCCCGTCGTCGTGTCCACGTAGAGATTGGCGTCGCCGACCTCGATGTTCGAGGTGACGTCGAAGCCCTTGGTGGGGTTGGTGAACTGGACCATTTGGGTGGTGGTGTTGCTAATATTCGTTACTGACTGGAGACTGTAGGCGGGTTGGAGACGGACCGACCCAACCTTGAGGCCCTCGGCGTGAACGTTCCCAGTCACCCTGAGGGAGGCGTTCTCCAAATCTAAAAAACCATCGTTGCCTTGGATGGACATTTAATATAGGGTAAGAAATGAATTTACCTGTTATTAAATGGGGGGGAGTGATTGGGATCACTCGGGGACGGGGGGCCAAACAGGGTTCTTGGGGTCCTCAGTGGTGGCTGGGAGGTCCCTTAGAGCCTGCATGTAGGTGGCCCAAGCCTCTGGGACTGGGGTGGAGGTTGTGAAGGCCTTGACGGCCACCCAATCCGCTGCTTGGAGGCGACGGTCACGTTCCTGGCGGAGTTCCTTTAGGGGTTGGGCATTGATGAGTTCTTGGAGTTTGGCCTCGAAGGCCTCCTTTGGGGGCTTCTCATGACCGGGTGGAAATTGAATAGATTCCCAAGTTGTACCCCAAGCACTTCCACCCGGAATTGGATCTAAAATTTGTTGTACGAAGGTAAGTTGTTGTAATTCTTGGTCGTCCATATATACATTATGAAGACAAATAAAAACCATTAAATCCAGCATACTGACTGGCCGACATGAACATATTACCTGAAGTTAAACTGATTCCCATTGTGTCACTCGCATTCATGTATACGTTTAAAGAAGCCGATGCGGGGCTGTGAGAGCCGCCCACATTACTATGAACACGGATAGGGGTACCACCAGCTTTAACATAAGTGCCATTTAAAGTAAACATACCCTCTGTTTGGCTGTTGTGTGACATATGATAAAATGAAAAATGATAGAAACCTGCTATGGGTGCGGTGAAAAGACGAGTGCTTGGATTATACCCCCCACCTTTATTGTTCAATACATTGTTATACGGAATAAGTTGCGTAGCATTAATAGAACTTCCAGTTGCGGCAGCTTGAAATATCACCGGACACCCCGCCATGAGGTCCCCGGGGATTTCCACGATGTCCTCCTTGATGATTTGTTTGGTTTTGACAACGCCGTCGTAGTCGAAGACCTTCACTACTCCAGCTTCACTACCACCAGATCCGTCAACCCTTGGACCACCAACAACCAGCCTCGAACCATTGGATGACAAAGCCACGGCTGTGCCAAATAAACCACTGGGATCATTGCCATCTAGGTCCGCCCCAATTTGGGTCCAACTTCCGCCGATGTACTCAAAGACTCTCGCGTGACCGGCATTGGAACCACCGGCGTCATTTGTATGCCCACCCACCGCGAGACGAGAACCGTCTGGGGAGAGGGCAACTCCGACCCCAAACTCATCACCCGCCGCCTCACCGTCTATATCTGTACCAACCTGAACCCAAGCAGTCCCATTCCAATCGAAGACCCTCACGTGACCCGCATCGGTTCCAGTTGCATCATCCCTTCTAGCACTGACAGCCAGTCGTAACCCATCAGAAGACAGGCTTACTCCTCCTTTGAAACCCATCAGGTCACCTGCAGACTCACCATCGATGTCGTCACCAGCTTGAGTCCAAACACTTCCATCCCAATCGAAGACCCTTACATGGCCCGCGTCTGTACCACCACCGTCGTTGTTGTCGGCACCAATGGCCACGCGCGAGCCATTGGAGGATATAGCTGTCGACCCACCAAAACGATCCCCGGTTGCCTCTCCGTCAAGGGTGGAACCGAGTTGGACCCAAGTCGCCGAACCTTGGTGATATTCGTAAATCTTCACCTCACCCCGACTCGAATCGTGTCCCTTGGCACCCACCGCAATTCGGGTTTTATCACCACTTATAGAGACGTCGATACCAAACTGATCCCCCGATGCAGTTCCAGTTAGGTCCCCCCCCACCTGAACCCATGCACTACCACTCCAATCGTATACCTTAGTGTTTCCATTAGTGGTGGTAGGTGCTCCTACAACTAACCGTTTTCCGTCAGAGGATAGTGATATACCATATCCAAATTCCCCACTACCATCTATGTCCGTACCAGCTTGAATCCAAGTGCTTCCATTCCAATCAAACACTATCACACGACCAGCATTGCTGTTATGATGATACTCACCTAAAGCTATTCGCAAACCATCGGTGGATATAGCTACAGAATAACCCAAACGATCACTTGGAGTTTCGCCGAAGAAGTCCCCCCCAACTTGGGCCCAGGTATTACTCGGGTTCTCAGTGGTGTACTGGACGGAGAGGTTGGAGTCGCTGTAGATGTTCCCCACCAACCCGATGTCCCCCTTCACGTCCAACTTGGCTAGGGGGAGGTTCGTCCCCACACCAACGTTAGAGCTCACTGTATCCACAAAGAGATTGGCGGTGCCGACGGAGACGTTCCCCCCAACCACCAAGTTCGAGGAGAGGGTGGTGTTCCCTGAGACGGCCAAAGTCGTCCCAACCTCCAAGTTCGCCGTCATCGTCTGGGTGTTGGACTCGATCCTGCTGACCCTCATGGTGGCGTTCCTAATTTCCAATAAATTGTCTGGTGGCTCTATTGCAGACATTTAATATAGGGTAAGAAATGAATTTACCTGTTATTAAATGGGGGGACAAGTCCTACGGACTTGGCTGGACGGGCCATTCGAAGCCCCCCAAATTCCCATCCTTATCCAAGGTTGGGGTCGCCGTGGAGGGGAGGTTCCTTAGGACCTGGCGGTAATCTAACCATGCCTGCTTGGCGGCCTCGTCAGCGTGGGGGTAGTCTGGTGTCGTGTACTTGTCCGTCTTGTCTAGGAGGACGTTCCTCTCCTCCCTAAGCTTAGAGAGGGGCTGGGCGTCCACCAGGGCTTGGAGTTTGGCCTCAAACTCCGCCTTTGGGGGCTTCTCATGACCGGGGGGGAACTTTATGGATTCCCAAGTTTCAAGGAAACTGTAATAGGCTGGCATAGGGTCACTCTCCTTTATGAGTTTCTCGACAAGCTGAGAT